TCAACGGTCGGCGGCGAAGAGCAGGAAGGCCGGGCGCTCCCGCTCGACGGCGTATTCCGGATGCTCCGCGATCTGCTCCGCGGTCGGGCCCCATTCCTCGAGATGCGACAGGGTGAAGCCGGTGCGCAGCAGGAGGCCGACATAGCCGCCGATGGTGCGGTGCCGCTTGACCACGCCCTTGGCCAGCCAGTCGGTGACGCGCGGCCCTTCGTCGAGATAGCGGTCGACCGGCCAGACGTCGCGCCCGGCCTCGTCCCGCACCCATTTCGGGTCCGACGGGGCGGAGTAGATCGGGTGCTCGACCGAGGCCACCAGCCGGCCGCCCGGCACCAGCGCCCGGTGGACCTGGGCCAGCAGCCCTTCCAGGTTCTCGAGGTAGTGCAGCGCCAGCGAGCTGTAGGCGAGGTCGAAGGATCCGGGCGGCAGCTCCAGCCGTTCCAGATCCTCGCGGCGGTAGGTCACGGCCTCGTCGGGATCGGTGGCCCGGGCGCGCGTCAGCATGTTCTCCGAGACGTCGAGGCCCAGCACCTCGGCGGCGCCGGCCTGCCGTGCCCAGCGGCAGAACCAGCCGAAGCCGCAGCCGAGATCGAGCACGCGTCGGCCCTTGAGGTCCGGCAGCAGGGCGCGCAGGGCCGGCCATTCCGGGGCGCCGTCCAGGCCTTCGATCGACCGGCGCAGCCGGCTGTATTCGGCAAAGAAGGCGGGGTTGTCGTAGATGTTCTGCGTCATAGCCCGTAGGGCATTATCACATTCGGGACGGTTTCTCTAGGGGTTCCTAGGGAAACCGCCCTTTTCTTTTGCCAAGACCGTCCTGGATCTAGGACGACTGGGCACAACCCCCTATGACACGCAAGGAGAAACCATGCAGGACCACCCAAAGTGGGCCCGTCAGGTTGAGCTTGAGGCCGAAATGCGGAGCCTTGGGGTCGAGCGGTATCAGCGCGCCCTTGAGGATGCCCGCAAGTACGGCACGGAGAGCGAGGTAGGCGCGATGCGCCGGCTCTTGGGGGAGAAGGCTCCAGAGCTGATTGACCTTCTCAAGGAACGCTTCTACGTCAAGCGTGAGGGGCGCGCGGGACGAGGTCATGCGGCGGCGCGCTACCTCCGCATGCTGGAGCCCGAGACGGCCGCCCTGATCGCGCTCCGGGGGACGCTGGATCGCATCTCCCGGCTGCCCTCGTATCAGGTTGTCTGTTTCACCATCGGAGGCATGGTGGAGGATGAGTGCCATTTCAGGCACTTCCAGGCCCTCGAAAAGGCGCGCGTGAAGGAGGCCAGGGCATCGAAGGAGAAGACCTACGACCGCTTCATCGCGGCCCAGGAAATCGCCCTAAAGAACACCCCGAACCAGAAGCGCCGCCGGAAGCAGATCAAGGACGCCGCGAAGGCGGCCGGGGTCGATTGGGTGGACTGGGACAAGCGGACGACCATGCTTGTCGGCATGGCCCTTCTGGAAACCCTGATCGACGCCACAGGACTGGTCGAGAAGATCAAGGAGGCGGACAGCACCATCACCATCGCCGCCACCGAGGCTGTGCGGGAATGGCTGAAGGTCGAGAACAAGCGGTGTGAGGCCCTGGCCCCCTGCTACCTCCCCACGGTGATCCCGCCGAAGCCCTGGGACAACCCGTGGTCGGGCGGCTACTGGACCAACCGGGTTCGTTCCGTGCGGCTCATCAAGCGCGCCCGTAGGGAGTACCTGGAGGAGCTGGAGGGCTGCGATCTGTCCCAGGTCTACGGCGCCCTCAATGCGGCGCAGAACACCGCGTGGGCCATCAATGCGTCGGTCTACAACGTCCTGACGCAGATGATCGAGCAAGCGGAGGAGGCTGGCCCCGATCAGCCCTCCTGGTTCCCGATCCCGCGGGTGGACAAGGTCCCCGTTCCGGAGCGCCTTCACGACCTCGAAGGGATTGACCCGAAGGACCGCACCGAGGAACAGCAGGCGCGCATCAAGGCCCGGAACCACGAGGCCCGGAAGGTCCACAAGGCCAACGCCAAGTCCTATGGCAAGCTGACCGCGCTATGGCTGACCATGCGTGCCGCCGACATCATGCTTCCCGAAGGGCGCTTCTACATGCCCTACAACCTGGACTTCCGGGGGCGCATGTACGCCATTCCCACGGGTCTGTCGCCGCAGGGTGAGGACATCGGCAAGGCGCTTCTGCGCTTCGCTGATCCGCTCCCGATCATGGACCAGACGGCGGCCGACTGGTTGGCTATCCACGGTGCCGGCACCTTCGGCCAGGACAAGGTCCCGTTCGCCGAGCGCATCCAGTGGGTGAAGGACCACGAGGCGGAAATCCTGGCCAGCGCCGAAGATCCCTTCAGGTGCCGCTTCTGGGCCGAGAAGGGCGACACCAAGAGCAAGTGGCAGGCCCTGGCCTTCTGCTTCGAGTGGGCCGGCTTTAAGCGCGTTGGGTTCGGGTATCAGAGTACCCTAGCCGTGGCCCAGGACGGAACGTGCAACGGCATCCAGAACTTCTCGGCCATGCTCCTGGACGAGCAAGGCGGGGCGGCCGTTAACATGATCCCGAACGAGCGCCCGAGCGACATCTACCAGATGGTTGCGGACAAAGTTAACCAGCAGGTTGAGATTGACGCTTTCGAGGGCGAGGGTGATGACGCCTACTACGCCCGCGGATGGCGCGGCCGGGTCACCCGGTCGGTGACCAAGCGGCCGGTCATGACGCTGCCCTACGGCTCGGAGCGGTTCGGTTTCACGGACCACATCCTGGAAGACACCGTTGAGCCCTGGAAGCACGCCGCGGACCAGGGGCAGGACGCTTTCCCCTGGGAGAAGACCTTCGGGCCGGCCCAGTACATGGGCAAGCTGGTGTGGGATGCGGCCCAGGACGTGGTCCCGAAGGCCGTGGAGGCGATGGACTGGCTCCGCAAGGTTGCGCAGGCGGCATCGAAGGGCGGCCTGCCGGTTCGCTGGACGACCCCGTGCGGGCTTGTCGTTCAGCAGCTTTATCAGAAGACGAACAAACAACATGTCGAAACGACCTTTGGAGGTGCGCGCCTTCAGATGTGGGTACAAGAGCCTACCGGGGAGCTTGATCCTCGCAAGCAGGCGTCCACCCTCCCACCCAACTTCGTTCACTCCCTAGATGCTGCCCACATGCAGCGTACCGTTGTGGCGGCGGAGCGGGACGGGGTCAGGCACTTCGCCCTGATCCATGACAGCTACGGCACCCACGCCGCGAACAGTCAACGGCTCGCGGATCATCTCCGGGCGGAGTTCGTCCGGATGTACAGCGAGAAATGCGTGCTCGGGGCCTTCAAGGAGGAGATGGAAGAACAGATGGGACAGCCGGGGGCGCTCCCTCCGGTCCCTGAGAAGGGGAACCTCAATCTCCAAGACGTGCTCCACAGTCCGTTTTTCTTTGCCTAGATCGTCCCATATCTGGGACTAACTCCTTGAAAAAGCGATAAGTTTCTGCGCAACGTTCTAAACCCTACCGTTAGATCCCTGGGGGCGAACCCCAGGAAACCCCTAGGAGATCACCATCATGACCATCTCGAACGTCACCAATCCGCTGGACACCCTGGCCGCCGAGATCGCCGAGCTGAAGGCGAAGGTCGCCGAGACCATGACGGACAACCTGGAGGCCAACCGGAAGATCGGCGAGAAGCTGATTGCCGCGAAGGCCATGCTGGATCAGGCCGTGGACGAGGGCGGCAAGGTCAAGAAGGGCGCTTTCGGGGAGTGGTGCGAGGCCCAGGGCTTCGGCTTCTCCCGTCAGTGGCGCGCGCAGCTCATGTCGCTGGCCGCCAACTGGAAGGCCATCTCGAAGGCCATGGAGAAGACCGGCCCTGTCAAGAGCGTGGAGGTCGCCGTCCGGCTGGTGAAGCCGCAGCCCATCAAGAAGGATGAGCAGGACGACCTTCTGAAGCTCCTGGCCATCGCCGAGGAGGGCGGGGAAGGCGCCGAGGCGGCGACCAAGAAGCTGAACCGGGCGGCGAAGGCTCACAACACCGACCCCGAGGAGTTCCTGGACAAGCTCACGGAGATCCGCGCGAAGCGGAACGCCCCGAAGGAGAAGCCCGAGGACACCATCGCCCGCCTCACGACCCAGCTCGGTGAAATGGGTGACCGCATCGGGCGCCTGCTGGACCTTCTGGAACGGCACGGCATCAGCCCGGAGGAGGCCGAGAAGGCCGCCGCCTAGCGCACCCGTCAAGTCAACTTTACAGACACCCTAAAGGGGCGCCTCCAGGCGCCCTTTTTCATTGCCCGAAAAGCTACGCGCCTCGGGCCTCTAAGGAGAGAACACATGAGTGTCTTGTTCAAGGTCGGTGACCGTGTTCGCTGCATTGACGCCGAGCATGCCTTCTACGGTGCAGATCTGGCGCGCGCAGCGCTGACTCGCGGGAAGGTCTACGAGGTTACCCACGTGGGCCCCGCGCTGATCAGCGTCAGGGCGGACGATCTGGGCCGCTCCGGCGGCTGGCGTGCGGATCGCTTCGAGCTGGTCCATGAGTTCAAGGTCGGTGACCGGGTTCGCTTCACGGACAAGGTCAATCCGCACTGGTGGTTCAAGAAGGGCCAGACCGGGACCATCGTCGCGAAAAACCACACGGGCCGCTACGCGTTCGATGTGTACGCGTTCGATGTGGAGGTGGACGGCGGCGCGTACAAGAACCCCGCCCACGTCAATCCCGAGCATATCGAGCTGATCACCGAGGAGGCCCCGAAGGCGGGCACCCCGCGACCCTTCAAGGCCGGCGACAAGGTCCGCTGCATCAAGGTCAGTGACTGGGACCACCCGGGCCGCCCTGGGGACATCTTCACGGTCGAGGGCACGGCTGATAACCACCTGACCTTCGTGGAGCACCCGGACAAGCGGGGCCACTCTCCCTCCCGCTTCGAGCTGATCTCCGCGGTGGACGATCCGCACACCCTGAAGGTGGGCGACACGGTGTTCCTGAAGGACTTCGGCCCGTTCTCGAATGGGCAGCGCGCCAACACCGTGGGCGCCCTGGCCTACCGGGGAACCCCCATGGTCCGCATCCAGGAGACCGATCAGTGGTTCCCGGAGAAGGATCTTCTGAAGCCCACCACCCTCATCTATGCTCCGGGCCGCCGTGGCGGCAAAACTCTATATGAGGGGTGGGCCAAGAGCGCCGCGCGGTTCTACACGCAGCCCGCCGAGGTGCCCCATATCGTGATCCTGGATGTGGCCGCGGAGGGTGAGGAGATGAAGCTGGCGCCGGCTACCAGTCCGGTGGTCCACCCGAGCAAGGCCGACGCGGAAGCCGAGGCCGAGCGTCTGGCCAAGAAGCACCCCGGCAAGCGGTTCGTGGTGTTCGCCGCGGTCTCGTCCACGGCGCAGCCCCCGGCCAAGTTCCCGCCGATCCAGAAGAAGCGGTTCTGATCAACCCGCGAGAGGGGCGCCTTAGTGCGCCCCAATCGTCCCATTTCCAGGACCTTACAAAGCCGAGCGCCGTATGGTCCCTTTGAGGAGAGCCTTATGTGCAACCCGTTCAAGCCCGGAGACATCGTCAAGTTCAAGCGCACCAAGGAGGCCCAGGACTGGCGGCGTCGGTGGTTCCCAGACGTGGCCCGTGATGATCGCCTGTTCGTCTCGAAGGTGTCGGGAACATCGATCTTTTTCGAGGGCCGCGTGGTCGGCGCCGGTCCCGAGCACCTGACCCTCGCCGCGCGCCCTTCCGAGGCCCCGAAGGAGGAGCCGAAGGTGTACTTCGTCGCGCGCTGCCGGCCCAGCGGGAAGGGCTTCGGCATGTGCCCTCTCGGCCCGATGACCAAGGCAGAAGCCATCGCCGTGGCCGAGAGGAACGCCAAGGCCATGAACCTTCACGACCGCAAGTACGTGGTCCTCAAGGTGGCCGCCGAGGTGACCTTCGAGACCACCCACAAGACCATCGTGAAGGATATCGGCTGATGCCCGAACGGAACTTTGAGGAATTCCGGAGTCCCTGGCTACCGGCCCTGGCCGAGCTGATCCGCAGGGAGGAGCCGGGAACGGCGCTACAACACCGATACGCAACCGCCCGCCGCATGGTCGCCAACGCGCCCTGGCCGGAGCCCAAGAAGGAGACCACCAAGTGAAGATCACCACCCAGGCCCCGCCCCCGGTCCCCCAGCCGCCCCGGACGCACACCCTGGGGGGCCTGACGGATGCCCAGCTCGGGCTCATAACGGCCCTCCTGGGGCGCGCAACCAGACCCGACACCCCGGCCTGTCCGTATGAGGTTTGGGACAAGCTGGCTGTCTACTGTGATGACCTGGGCATCCCCCGCCACATCGAGGACTTCTCCGGTCTGTCGGCAACAGGGGAGGCGATGAAGAGATGAGCGCATTCAACCGTGACCGCATGGTCAACGCCCCGAGCAAGGACATCGCCTCCGGGGCAATGCTCCTCGCGAACCACCTTCAGGGTCTCCCCAAGGAGCACCAACCGCTCATCGTGGCGGCGCTGTTCAAGATCATCACCGAGGAATACCGCATTGACGGCCCGGACGTGATGACCATGGCGGCCAACGTCACCGCCACCACCCTGTTCAAGCCGAACGTGGCCTTCGAGGGCCTTCGGCTGTACGTCCGCAACGAGCTTCTGGGAGGCTGATCCATGCACCTACCCACCATCATGGGCGCCGTCTCGAACGAGCGCCCCGAATGGCTGCGCCTACTGGCGCGGCTGGAGGGGATCGTCGGCAGCCCGGCAGTGTTGTCCGGGGGCGCCCTCCGTGACCTGATCCTGGGCCGCGAGGTCAAGGACCTGGACGTGTTCATGAAGGCCCCGGAAGGGGGACCGGACGAGGCTATGAGAGTGGCCGAAGCGGTCGCGGAGACGCTGGGCTATGAACTCGGCGTAGTCCTCCACGGCGAGGAGTACATGGCGTGGGCCAAGGGCGCCCTGGTCGCTATTGCCGAGCTGTACGCGGGTAGCATCGTCGATCTGGACACCCTGGAGGTCACCCGGACGGCCCCCACGCAGGAACCACTCAACCTGATCTTCACCCGCGAAGTCCCATCCCCGCAGTCCATGGCCGAGCGGAACGACTTCGGTATCTGTCAAGTCGCACTTGACATCCGATGGGCGTTCCAGACCCCGGCCTTCGACAAGGACGTGGCGAACAGCACCTTCACGTTCCTCAAGGATGCCGATCAGTGGCCCCGTTCAGAGCGCCGATGGAAGCGCCTTCGGGAGAAGTACCCGACCTATACGCTGGTCGGTGAGCCTGACCCGGAGGAGATCGGCTGATGTTCGGCCGCCGCAAGTCCGACCCGAAGTACCGCATCGTCCGGTACAAAGAAGGCTTTTGCGTCCAGCGCAGCCTTGGGCGCTTCTTTGGCGAGATCGAGTGGCACACCGTGGAGTACCGATCAACCCTTGCCTCCGCGCAGCAGGCCCTTGACGAGCATGTCCGGCATCGCGCGCTGCGCGCTCAATGGGATCGCCTGAACGACGGCCGGGGCCTTCTCTACGACGAGCACGGCCGGCCCATCAACTGACCCCCTAAGGGCCGCCTGAAGATCCCCTAAACGGGCGGCCCGTCTCCCTATCGTCCCACATCCGAGAGGATCATACGAATGTCCGCGCTTTCCCGCGCCTTGGACCACTGGCAGGCGGGCCGCTCCATCCCACTCACCCTCGCTCAGGAGCTGGTGGAGGAGGGCTACGACCCCGGCCAGCTCCAGCGTTTCCACCGAAAGATATCCCCCACTTGGCATACGCTGACAAGAAGTCCCTCCCCAAGTTCAACTCCTGCCGTCTGACCGCTGTCTGGCCGAAGCTGGACAAGCCGGACTACGGCACGAAACAGTTCCCGGACGCGGACGGCAAGTTCAAGACCCGCGGCCGGGGCCGGCTGGATGACCCGAACATCCAGGCCATGATCAAGAAGCTGGAACCCCTGCACGCGCAGGCCGTGGAGGCCGCCGAGGAGGCGTTCAAGCAGCTCAAGGTCGAGACCCGGAAGAAGCTCGGGAAGATCACCGTCAACCCGCTCTACTCGACCATCTACGATCCCGAGACCGAGGAGCCCACGGGCGAAATCGAGTTCTCGTTCTCCCGCCGGGCCTCGGGCGAGTTCAAGAAGGGCCCCCGAGCCGGCCAGCGGTGGAACCACAAGCTCGCGGTCTTCGACGCCCGCGGCAAGCTGATGGTCAAGGTCCCGGAAATCTGGTCCGGCTCCATCATCAAGGTCCAGTTCACCGCCGAGCCCTACTTCATCCCCGGAACGGGCGCCTGCGGGCTCCGCCTGGGCCTCGAAGCGGCGCAGCTTATCGAGCTGGTGCAGGGCGGCGAACGCTCGGCCAAGTCCTTCGGCTTCGGCGAGGAGGACGGCTATACACATGATGACAGCGCGGTCGAGGATGAGGCCCCCGAGGAGGGCTTCGGCGACGAGACCGGCGCCACCGATGATGCGTCCTCGGGCGATTTCTAAAGATGCCCGCCGCCAAGAAGCTCACCCAGCAGGAGGCGGCGCTCCTGCATGGCTTCCGTAGCGGCCTCGAAGAAGATATTGCCGCTTTCCTGAAACAGGAAGGCGTTGCGTTCGACTACGAGGCCGTCGTAATCCCGTACACCAAGCCGGAGAAAAAGCACAAGTACACGCCGGATTGGTTCCTTCACAACGGCATCATCCTTGAGAGCAAGGGTCGGTGGACGACTGATGATCGTCAGAAGATGGCGCTGGTCAAGTCCCAGTACCCCGAACTCGATATCCGGATGGTGTTCTCCAACCCCAACGCTCGCATCAGCAAGGCATCCCAGACCACCTATGCGATGGTCTGCATGAAGCTGGGCATCCCGTTCGCGGCCAAGAAGCCCCCTCTGGCGTGGCTTAAGGAGCCCCCGAACAAGAAGTCCCTGGCTGTCATTATGGAGCTGCTGAAGCCCTCCAAGGGGGGCCGGAAGTGAGCCGTAAGATTGACCTTCTGGTGGCCCATTGCAGCGCCACCAAGCCCGCCCAGGACATCGGCGCCGAGGAGATCCGCGCGATGCACCGGAAGCTGGGCTGGTTCGACATCGGCTATAACTTCGTCATCCGCCGCAATGGCGTGATCGAGGACGGGCGGCCCATCGACAAGGTCCCTGCCCACATTGGCGACTGCGGTCCCGGCATGAACGCCCGGTCAATCGGCGTCTGCATGGTGGGCGGCGTGGACAGCCGAGGCGCCCCCGCGGCCAACTTCACGGAGGCCCAGTTCGACAGCCTTCGGTGGCACCTGAAGGAGCTGGCGCGCCGCTACGGCATCTCCGACGACAACATCATGGGCCACAACGACGTGATCCGCCTCGCCCGCCTCGGGCACTGGGGCAAGCGCGTCATGGCCCCCGCGAAGGCATGCCCTTCGTTCGTCTTCCGCCACTGGTGGGAGACCGGCGAGGTGGTGCCGTTCAAGTAACCACAGGAGACCCCCGTGATCACCCAAGAGATGCTTGGTAACGCTTTCTCCCTCGGCTTCCTCGTGGGGATGGTCGCAGGGGCGTTCCTCTTTGGACTGTCTTACTGGGCAGCCACCCGATGATGCACTTCATCCTGACCGTTTTAGCCGTGTTCTCTGCGGGCGTGGTCGGCAGTGTCGTGACCACAGCCGTGGCCGCTGCGACCCACCCGGCCATGGTCCTCATTGGCGTCCCTATCACTGTGGTGGGGATGCTCGGGACCGTTGCCGCAATGACGCGCGACTGACCCTCTAACCCACTCCTTGCGCGGCCCCTGAGGTTCACCCCTCGGGGGCCAATGCGCGCCTCTCCAAGAGACAAGGAACCCCTATGGCCCAGAAAGCCTCCCTCCTTTCCCACTTCCTCGCCGGAAAGACGATCACCCAGCTCGAAGCCCGGCAGGTTTACCGCATCGAACGGCTGGCCTCCCGCGTGGAGGAGCTGCGCAAGGATGGCCACGACATCGTTGCGGTCATGAAGACCGATGAGACGGGCCACCGCTACGCCGAATACTCGCTCGTGAAGCGGGGCAAGCACGGACAGCGCCGTAAGGTGGCCTGATGGTCCCCGTTACGGTCCTCCTTACGCTGGTCCTGAAGGCCAACAAGGCCGCCATGACCACCACCCAAATCCCGTTCGAGGATGAGGAGGCCGCGCTCAAGGCGGTGGAGGTGATCCGAGCAACACACGGCGAGGACTTCATCGTCACCACGGCACTCCTCCACGAAATGACCGCCGATGCTGTGGCGTGAGTACTTCTCTGGGGCTGCCCTTTGGGTGGCCCTTTTCGTCCTCCTCATCACCCTCATCTAGGAGATCCCCATGATCTTCGGAATGACGAATACCGAGCGGTCATACCGGGAGCAGCTCCGCAGGCAGCAGCGGAGGAAGTGGCGCTCTTGGTTCGCATGGCGGCCGGTTCAACTCACCAACGGCCGCTACGCATGGCTCCAAACTGTCGAGACGGCAATGGTCTGGAGCAATTTCTGGGCGCGCGACATTCGCCGCTACCGCCTACTGCGTGACTGAGCAGAGCCGGGAGGAGAGCACCCTGATCAGCAAGGGGCCGTGCGATGCGTGCGGCTCCTCTGACGCCTGTGCCGTGTACTCGGACGGCCACAGCTATTGCTTCTCCTGCGACACCTACACCCCCGGAGAGGGCGCGCGAGATGCCGCCCCGCGGGAGCCCGCAAAGGGTGAATTCCGCCCTGTGCGGGGCGAGTATCAGCCGCTAGGTAAGCGGCGCCTGACCGAGGAGACCTGCCGCAAGTGGGGCTACACGGTCGGGGAGTACCGCGGGCAGATCGTCCAGATCGCCACCAGCCGCGACGACACCGGCCGCCCCATCGGGCAGAAGATCCGGTTCGCTGACAAGACATTCGAGAGCCTCGGCGCCTACACCGACCGCTTCTACGGACAGCACCTCTGGGGTGGTGGTGGAAAGCGGGTGACGGTCACCGAGGGAGAGCTAGACGCCCTGTCCGTTTCCCAGGCCCAGGGCAATAAGTGGCCGGTGGTGAGTGTACCGAGCGGCGCAAAGGGGGCCGCCAAGGTATTCCGGAAGCAGATCCAATGGCTGGAGAGCTTCGATGAAGTCGTCCTGATGTTCGACCAGGACGAGCACGGTCAGGGCGCCGCCGCTGAGTGCGCCCAGCTTCTCTCGCCCGGCAAGGCGAAGATCGCCATTCTGCCGCTCAAGGACGCCTCGGACATGCTCCAGGCGGGCCGCGATGACGAGATTATCAAGGCCATCTGGAACGCCAAGCCGTACCGCCCCGATGGTATCCTGAACGGGAACGAGCTGTGGGAGCTGGTGTCCGCCGAGGACAACACCCCGAGCGTCCCGTACCCATGGGACCTCCCGTTGAACAACATGACCCTAGGCCTCCGCCGCGGGGAGTTGGTCACCCTGACCGCAGGCTCGGGCATCGGCAAGAGCGCCATAGCCACGGAGATTGGCTACCACCTTCACAGCCTCGGCGAGACGGTCGGATGGCTGAAGCTGGAGGAGCCGGTCAAGCGGACGGCCCTGGGCATCCTAGGGCTGCACCTCAACAAGCCCGTTCACCTGTCCCGTGAAGGGGTCTCTCAGGTGGACCTACGCCGCGCCTACGATGCCACCCTCGGCACCGGCCGGATGTACCTCTATGACCACTTCGGCTCAACCGAGCTGGACAACATCCTGGCACGCATCCGGTTCATGGCCGTGAGCTGCGGTTGTGGGTGGATCATTCTCGACCACCTGTCGATCCTCATATCAGGCATGGAGGACGGCGACGAACGCCGCTTGATAGACAACGCGATGACGGCCCTGGTCACGCTGGCCAAGGAGCTGAACATCGGCCTGATCCTCATCAGTCACCTGAAGCGTCCGAGCGGCGATAAGGGGCATGAGGAGGGCGCCGTCACCAGCCTGTCCCAGCTTCGCGGTAGCCATGCCATCGCCCAGCTATCGGACATGGTCATCGGCGTGGAGCGGAACCAGCAAGGCGAGAACCCAAACGTGTCCGTGCTGCGGATCTTGAAGAACCGCTGGACGGGCGAGACGGGCATCGCCGGGCACCTGAACTACGACCGGGAGACCGGCCGCCTCGTAGCCATCCCGCCCGAGCTGGCGGAAGGCCCGACCTTCACGGACGCGAACGGCGACACTTTCGAGGGCGAGATGCCCTTCTGATCCACCTGTCAAGTCAACTTGACATGACCCTTAAGGGGCGTCTTCGGGCGCCCCTTTTCTGTCACTCCCACGAGAGGACGAATGCAAGCATCCCAACCACCGCCGGAACACTTCGGCAAGATGGCATCCATACGATCCCTTAGCGATGCCATTCAGCGGGCAAAGGAACGGCTCGCCAAGAACCCGAGCCCGGATACCGCCCTGGAGATCCAGCGGCTACAAACCCAGCGGGCCGAACTGCGGGGGACCATGCCGCCCCTGAGGGCGGTGCGGTGACGAGCGTTCCTCTACGTCCCCTCCCGCAGCACCTGACGTTCAACCTGGAAGACTACTCCCCAGGCGAGGCGTTCTTCGCGGACACCGAGACGAACGGCCTCTACGACACCGTGACCAAGATGCACAGCTTGGTCCTGATCGACATGGTGAACGGGGCTGTCATCTCTTGCGCTGACCAGCCGGGCTACGTCCCGATCCGGACGGGCCTGGACATGCTGGCCAAGGCGAAGCTGATCGTCGGCCAGAACTGGATACGGTATGACGACCCGGTCATCCGCAAGCTGTACCCCGAATGGGACACCCAGGCGGTGGTCCGGGACACCCTCGTTCTCTCACGCCTCATCTGGGGCGACCTCCGGGAGATCGACGCGACGAACCGGAAGAAGGCCCTGGCCCGAGGCGCCGTCTACGCGCTCCCCGGCCCCCTCACAGGGCAGCACGGACTGGAAGCCTGGGGATACCGCCTGGGGCTCCGGAAGGGCGATTACGGGAAGCAAGAGAACGCCTGGGAGACCTGGAACGAGGCCATGCAGACCTACTGTGTGGGCGACGTGAGGGTCACCGAAAAGTTCTGGAACCTCATCATCTCCCGCAAGCCGTCCCTGGCCGCGGTCGAGATGGAACACGAGTTCGCGGAGATCCTGGCCTATCAGGAGCGCCGAGGCTTCCGGTTCGATGAGGCCAAGGCCCAGGAGCTTTACGCTACCCTTGTGCGCCGCCGCTCCGAGCTGAAGCGGGAGCTGGAGGGCGCTATCCGCCCTTGGTACGTGAGCGAGGGCGAGGTCACCCCGAAGAAGTCCCGCCGCGTCAAGCGTCCCGATCTGGGCACCCGCATGGTCCCCGTGAAGAAGCGTGGGAAGGTCGCCTGGGAGGCCCAGCCGGTCACCGAGGAGTACACCGAGGGCGTCCCCTACACCAAGGTTTCCCTCCGCGAGTTCAACCCGTCGTCCCGCCAGCAAGTCGCCGATAGGCTGATCACGCTGTACGGCTGGGAGCCCGATGAGTTCACCCCAGACGGGCACCCTAAGGTTGACGAAACGGTTCTCGAAAAGCTGCCCTACGATCTGGCGCCGCTGCTGACCGAGTTCTTCACGGTCGAGAAGCGCATTGGCCAGCTCGCGGAAGGGGAGCAAGCGTGGCTCCGTCTGGTTCGCAACGGGCGCATCTACGGCTCCGTCAACACCATCGGAGCGGTTACCCGGCGCTGCACCCATAGCAATCCCAACGTGGCTCAGGTGCCGAGCGTTACGGCTCCCTACGGCGCCGAGTGCCGAGCCCTGTTCATCCCGACTGAGGGGTGGTTCCAGGTAGGCGCTGACGCCTCCGGGCTGGAGCTGCGGTGCCTCGCCCACTTCCTACACCGCTACGACGGCGGTGTGTACGGGAAGATCCTGTTAGAGGGCGATGTCCACTGGGCGAACGCCTGTGCCATGGGCCTAGTGAGCGGCGATAGAGACCCCGAGAACAAGCGCCACAAGATCATCCGCGAGGGTGTCAAGAGGTGGTTCTATGGGTTCCTGTACGGCTCTGGGGACCTGAAGGCCGGCAAGATCCTACAAGACATCCTGACCGACCTGAAGAAGTTCGGGCTGCCTTACGAGGACCTGAAGGAGAAGTTCTTCGGGGACGTTGAGGTGCCCGGAGAGGAGCTTCTGAAGAAGGTCGGAGGGAAACTTAAGCGGAACTTCCTGTCCAAGACGCCGGCTCTGAAGAAGCTCATCGAAGCTGTCCAGAGCAAGGCCAAGGCACAGGGCTACATCATGGCCCTTGATGGGCAGGCCCTGAAGATCCGCTCGGCGCATGCCGCACTGAACACGCTTCTGCAATCCGCAGGGGCGCTGGTGGTCAAGAAGGCCACCGTCATCGTCCACCGCATCCTCGCCCAAGAAGGGCTCGTCCGTGGGGAAGACTTCGCCATGGTCGCGCACATTCATGACGAGATGCAATTTGAGGCCCGTACAGAGGAGATTGCCGATCGTGTCGGTAAAGCAGCAGTACAAGCCCTATCCGAGGCCGGCGATCACTTCCGGTTCCGCGTCCGGATCGATGGGGAATTCAAGGTCGGGAGGTCGTGGCTTGACACGCACTGAGGTGTCCATTGTCGCGGTTCTTGACCGGGCCATCAAGGCCAGCTTCTCCGTGAAGTCCGACTTCGCGCGAGCCAACGCCGCCACGGTCGCGGCCTGTGCGAGCGAAGGATACCTCACCACCCGCGAGGCCACCGGCCTCTACACCCGTCAATGGATGATCACCTCCGAGGGCGTCAAGCACTGGAGGCGCATGAAGGAGGCCAACCGTGCGTGATCGGAACGCCCTCTACAGGGACTATTCCGCCGCCCTGGACGACCTCTATGAGGCCCGCCTAGGGGGCAGCCCGGCCGAGATCCGGGAAGCCGAGGAGGCGGTAAAGGAGGCGGGGCGGAAGCTGGACCTCTACGACATGATGGTGGGGGGCCATGCCTGAAAAGCGTACCATCCTCGTGGACGGCGACATACTTGTGTACCAGTCCGCCCAGCAGAACGAGCACCCCATACACTGGGGTGACGGGCTTTGGACGCTGCACGGCGAGGAGCACCCCGCGGTGGACATGCTCAACTCGCAGATCTTCGGCCTCCAGGAGAAGCTTGGGGCCGATGAGGTGGCCATTGCGCTGACCGATGAGGTGAACTGGCGGAAGGCCATCCTGCCCACCTACAAGAGCAACCGGGCGGACAAGCGGAAGCCGATGCTGATCCCGGCCCTTCGCGCCTACCTGGAGAGCCCCGAGTTCAAGGGCGCCAAGGTGTACCGCAAGCCGACCCTTGAAGGGGACGACGTGCTGGGCATCCTGGCGACGCACAAGAAGGCCATCCCCGGCGAGAAGATCATCGTGTCCCTTGACAAGGACATGAAGACCATTCCCGGCCTCCACTACAACCAAGGGAAGTCGCATCTCGGGATCTTCGAGGTGACCCCTAAGGAGGCCGATGAGTGGCACATGATCCAGACCCTCGCGGGGGACCAGACGGACGGCTACTCGGGCTGCCCGGGGGTCGGCATGGAGAAGGCCCAGAAGTACGTGCGGGAGCGGGCCATGGCCACGCTTCTCCCCAGGGAGATCACAAGGGGCCCCCGTAAGGGGCAGGTAGTTACCGAACCCCAGATCGTCTACGCCGACCCGTCCGTGCCTCTCTGGAGCATTGTGGTGTCTCACTACGAGGCGGCCGGGCTGACCGAGGAGGACGCCCTAGTGCAGGCCCGTGTGGCCCGCATCTGCCGGAACACGGATTACGACTACGAACGCAAGGAGGTGAAACTTTGGAACCCGTGACTTTCCCGTTCCGGCGGGGCGACCTTGTTCGTTGCGTGGCCAGAGGCATATGGGAGCGCGATCTGACTGAGGGGCACATCTACTATGTCTTAAAGACGTACCCCCGGGAAAACCGGATCAAGGTTATTGCTGACCGCGGCATGGATATCAACCCGGATGCGGATCGCTTTGTGAAGGCCGGCCCTGGGGCGGTGGACAAGATCCCTCCCGGAAACCGTGAGCAAGCCTCCCGTTACGTACCCGGCGAACGTCAGGCCGTCCCCCAGGTTGCTCCTATGGCAACCCAGGTGGGTGGCTCTCACTACACCGACATGCCGATCCAGCCGCTCGACTACATCATGGCCAACGGCATCCCGTTCCCCGAGGGCAACGTCATCAAGTACGTGTCCAGGTGGCGCAAGAAGGGCGGCATCCAGGACCTCAAGAAGGCGCGCGACATGCTCGATAAGCTGATTGCCTTCGAGGAGAAGAAGGGCGCGCCGGTCGCCTAACCCACTGTCCCGGCGGGGAATTTTCCAAACCCTACCGTTAGCCCCCGCCGGGGTTCCCTTCATCAATTATCTTAGGAGGGTGAATGGACGATTGTCCCCTCATCGATAAGAACCTTATCAACTGGTTGAATAAGGTCTTCCCATTGAGGGCGCCCGAACCGGGAACCCCTTTGGACCAGATCATGTACGATGCTGGAAGGCGCAGACTGATCGACCAGCTCTCCGAGATCCAGAAGATCCAGGAGGCGGATCATGTGCTTTCCTAGCCCCCAGGTGAAGAAGCCGGACGTGAAGCCACTTCCGGCCCCTGAGGAGACCGCCAAGAACCTTGAGGTGGACCAGTCCCCGCAGAACCGAACGGCTGACGCCAATCGGCGCGGTCGGGCGTCCCTCAGGATCGACCTTACGCGGCCCAATCCGGGCACCCGACCGGGCCTTCAAATTCCCCAATAGTGAACCCGGAAACCATTGCTGGTCGCTACGGCACACTGGAAGCTGACAGGCTCCCCTTCTTGGAGCGTGCCTACACCTGTGCCGAGCTGACCATCCCCTCCCTGCTGCCGCGAGCCGGCACCACGGCAGGGGCCACATTGTACGAACCCTGGCAGAGCGTTGGCGCGCGTGGCGTCAATCATCTCGCCAATCGGTTCCATACCGTCGTCCTCCCCGCTAACGCCCCCTTCTTCCGGCTCAAGCCGGACATGGGCCGGGTCGAGCGAATGACCCCAGACGAGCGCGCCAAGGCTGAAGTTGAGAAGGCCCTCTCGGTTCTGGAACAGCGGGTGAAGGACAATATCGAAGGAGCGGAGGTCCGCGGGACCGCCTTGGAGGCGATGAAGCATCTCCTGGTGGCCGGCAACTTCCTCTGTTACGCGCCTCCTGAAGGGGGCCTGAAAGGTTTCCGACTGGACCGGTACGTGGTCCGTCGTGATGATATGGGCAACCTGCTGGAGCTGATCGTCAAGGAGACGGTCGCACCCGAAGTGGTCCCTCCGGAGATCCGGAAGGCGGCCCCCGTGATGCCCCTGTCCTCGGCCAAGCCCAAGGCTGGCAAGACGGAACAGCTCGACCTCTACACCCGCGTATGGCGCAACGGCAATCACTACCGGGTGGAGCAGGAGGTCAATGGCCATATCATCGAAAGCTCCCGAGGGAGCTATCCGTTGGACGCCCTCCCGTGGTTCCCGCTCCGCCTCGTTAAGGTGGACGGTGAGGACTATTCCCGCTCCCATGTCGAGGAATACCTCGGTGACCTCCGCTCGCTGGAGAACCTGAGCAAGGCCATCGTGGAGGGCGTCGCGGCCCTGGCAAAGCTGATCATCCTCGTGAACCCCTCGGGGGTCACCACGGTCAAGACCATCAAGGACGCCAAGAACGGCGATGTCCGCTCTGGCCGCGCTGACGACGTGTCCATGGTCCAGGCCGATGGGAAGGCCGTAGACTTCCGGGTGGCCAAGGAGCTGGCCGGAGAGATCGAGAACCGCCTCGCCTACGCCTTCCTCCTCAACAGCGCGATCCAGCGTAGTGGGGAGCGCGTCACGGCCGAGGAGATCCGGTTCATGGCCGGCGAGTTGGAGCAGGCCCAAGGCGGCGCCTACTCCATGCTGGCCACGGAGTTCCAGCTGCCGCTGGTCAACGTTGTGATCCGCAGGATGAAGTCCAAGGGGGACTTCCCGCGGCTCCCTAAGGGCCTCGTTAAGCCGCTCATCGTGACCGGCCTTGACGCCCTTGGTCGAAGCGCGGACTTCATCCGCCTGAACGAGTTCCTTGACTTCGCTGCGAAGGTGGTCCCGCCGGACCAGCTCCCGCTGTACCTGAACGTCCCTGACGCGCTCAACCGAGGCGCGGCAGGCATCGGGATCGACACGGGCGGGCTGATCAACACCCAAGAGCAAATCCAGGCCGCCATGCAGCAACAGCAGCTCCAGGAAGCCGCGCAAGCCGCGGTACCGGGGGCGATGCAGATCGCTCGGGACCAGATGGCCCCGGACGCCACTGCGCCTCAGTAACCACCACACACACAGGAGAACCCATGGCGAGAGCCCCACGCTCCAAGACCCCGGAGCTGGTCGAGGGGAGCCTTCCCGAGTTCCAGGCGAACGTCGTCCAGCCGGCCGATCCGACCCCGTTCAACATGAATGGCGCCGTAACCCTGAACGATGACGGCAGCATTTCGGTGGCGGGCGTGAACGTCCACCGGGCGGTTTCCCCCGCCGAAATCGCGGGCTACATCCCGACCGGGACCGTCCTTCCGGGCGGTGGTAAGGTGCGCCAGTCGTGACCGATACCGCCGCAATCACCGCAGAACAGGTCGCGGCGGCAGGCATCCAGCTTGCACCCGGCCAGAACCCGGACGGCAGCTTCAAGGCCGCCCCCCCGGAGAACCAGCAGGCCCCCGCGGCAGAGCGCCCGGCCGGCCTCCCGGAGAAGTTCAAGACCGTGGATGACCTGATCAAGGCATACGCGGAGCTGGAGAAGAAGCAGGGCGCCCAGCCGGCCCCCAAGGCCGACGATGGGGTTACCCCCCAGGTGGCCCAGAAGGAGCAGTCCCAGGAGCCGGCTGAGGAGGCCATCAAGGCCCAGGAGAAGGCCGCCCAGGATGCGGGCGTGGACATGGCCCACTATGAGGCCAAGTTCCGTGAGCAGGGCGGCAAGTTCACCGAGGCCGACTACGCTGAGCTGAAGGCCAAGGGCCTCTCGCAGGAGACCGTGGACGCCTATATCGAGGGCCGCAAGGCCGTCGCCACGGCGCGCGCGCAGGAGATCCTGAACCACATTGGCGGCGAGGAAGCCTTCAACGCCCTGAACGCCTGGGCCACGTCCGAGGAAAGCGGTGTCACCGATGCCGAGATCGAGGCCGTGAACAAGGCGCTCCAGGCCGGCGGCGCCCAGGCGAAGCTTGCTCTGGACGCCCTCAAGGCCCGCATGACGGCCGCCGAAGGGAGCAACCCGAAGCTCCTGGGCGGGAAGCAGCCAACCACCGCTGCGGGGGACGTGTTTAACTCCCTCCAGGAACAGGTCGTTGCTCAGTCCGATCCGCGCTACGCGACCGATCCGGCCTATCAGGCCCAGGTCATCGCGAAGATCGAGCGGAGCATCGCCGCCGGGAAGTACTGATCGATGGCCCGGCGGTTCCGTGCATGGACGCTGGTGGGCTGGCTGCTGTTCGTCAACGTCCTTGAGGACCGCCGCCTCCGCCTGTCCCCCAAGAAGATCGGAGAGTGGGTGATCCTCGCTCTGGTCATCTACTCCGTCCTGTCAGGGCGCGACAACGTCCTGATATCCCTCCTGTCTTTGATCACGGGGTGAGCCAATGGATAAGGAAAAATGGTTGGCGGAAGTAATCAAGACCGCTGACCGGCTGGCCCGGCGCATGGGCCACAGGTTCATCCCTGACCCGGAGAAGCTTCGGGAGGTGCCCCGCTGATGCTGGACCAGTTCAAGCTCTATGGGGCCATCGTTGTGGTGGCCCTTTTCGTGGCCCTTGGAGGGGCCGTGAAGATCCTCTGGGACAGGAACGCCGATCTGAAGGCCGAGCTGGCCGTCAAGGAGGCCGCGCTAATTGCGCGAGATGAAGCCCTCGCGGCTGTCGAGAAGGTGGCCCAAGAGGCCGCTGAACGGGCCGCGTCCCTGCAACCCCTTAGAGAGGAGATCAACCGTGCCCCTGAAGGTGGCGCTGTTGGTCCCGCTACTCGCGCTGCTGTTGACGGCTTGCGCCGCCTCCGAGCCGGTGGTGGTGATCCCGGACAGCCTTAGATACTGCGCCGAGGAGCCTGTCATCCCTGGCCTTGTTGATGACAAGTCCGTCGCGCACCTCTTGCTCGACTACCGTGAAGCGTGGGCGGACTGCAAGTCCAAGCACGGCGCGGTGGTCGGGCTTGCTGTCAAGCCAACTTGACATGAGATCGTAGCTGGGCATCCGACGTTACAGGATGCCCGTTTTCCCCCGTAGCTCAGTTGGTAGAGCACCCGACTGTTAATCGGAAGGTCCCAGGTTCGAGCCCTGGCGGGGGAGCCATCCCCGTGGTGTAAGGTAACATGCCGGTCTCCAAAACCGTGCGATCCGGGTTCAAGTCCCGGCGGTGGTGCCAACCCTTGTTGAGATCCTGAGAGAGTGACATTGCGCTGCGTTCTTAGCGCCCGGAACAGGGCCATACGCGGCAATCACGGGAAACCGTCTATCTACACGAACGACTTGGCCCCGCAAGGGTGCCCTGAGGGGTGCCCTTATGGGACAACCTCGTTCGGCCGTGTGGAGAGCGTGAGGACCGTACACCCTCCCAATCTCTGCAAGGAAATTCAGCAAAATGGCTGACAATACCGTTACCCGCCTTGGCCAGAACAACGGCTCGGGCGATCCGCTGGCGCTGTTCCTGAAGGTCTTCTCGGGCGAAGTCCTGGCGACCTTCAACCGCACCAACGTCTTCATGCCGCTGACCTACGTCCGCTCCATCGCCTCGGGCAAGAGCGCCACGTTCCCGGTCATCGGTCAGGCCACCTCGGGCTACCACACTCCGGGCGCCGAGCTGACCGGTAGCGCCATCCCGGTGTCCGAGAGGGTCATCAACCTGGACGGCATGCTCATCTCGCACGTCACGATCGCCGAGATCGATGAGCTGATGAACCACTACGATGTCCGGGGCCAGTTCTCGCAGGAGCTGGGCGCACGTCTGGCGCGTGATCTGGACGACACCAAGGCCCGCGTGCTGGTCAACACGGCCCGCGCCGCGGCCGTCATCACCGGCCAGCCGGGCGGCGCCCAGATCGAGGACGCCACCTATCTGACCGACAGCGAGGCCCTGGCGGCCGGCATCTTCGATGCGGCTGCCGTTCTGGACAGCAAGAACGTTCCGGAGGACGACCGCTACGCGGCCTTCCGCCCGGTCCAGTACTACGGTCTGGTGTCCAAGACGGACAAGATGATCAACCGCGACTTCGGCGGCTCGGGCATGTACGCCGAGGGCAAGGTGCTGAAGGCCGCGGGCATCAGCATCGTGAAGTCCAACGCGGTCCCGAGCACCAACGTCACCGGTGGTGCCCAGTCGATCTACAACGGCGACTTCAGCAACACCGCCGGTATCGTCTGGCACAAGTCGGCTGCCGGCACCCTGAAGCTGCTGGACGTGAAGTCCGAGGCCGTCTGGGAGACCCGCCGGCAGAGCTGGCTGATGCTGGCGAAGACCGCCGTGGGCCATGGCGTGCTTCGTCCGGAAGCCGCGGTCGAGCTGACCACGGACGATGGCGTGGCGTAAGGCCAGCCTGAACTGACCCTTGGGGGAGTGTGAGCAATCGCTCCGCTCCCCCTTTTTTTCGTCCCCAACAACGGAGGCTGAATGGCCCTTCTTTACGACTTGCAGACCGAGCTTGGGGCGGTAAACGAAATGCTCGCCTCAATCAGCTCGTCCCCTGTGGATCGGCTGGTGGGCGATGAAGTTCCGCCCGATGCGACTGCCGCGCACAAGGTCCTCCTGGACACGATGCGCTCCTTCCAGAACTCCCCTGAGGGTTGGTACTGGAACACTGAAACGATGGACCTTCAGCCGGCCGTTCCGAGCGGTGAGGTCCTGATACCCCTGAACACCCTCAAGGTGGCCGCCTGTGATCCCCGCTACGTGGCCCGAGGGAACCGGCTCTACGACACCAAGGACCATACCTACGCCATTGGGAGGGCCGTAACGGTCACCCTCACGTTCCTCTTGGGGTTCGAGGACATGCCCAACGCTGCGCGCGAATTCGTGGCCCTGAAGGCCAAGCGCGTGTTCCAGGCGAATGAGCAGGGCAATAACGCCACCATTTCGCGCCCCGATGAGGACGAGCTGAGGGCCTTTGCCGCGGTCCTGAACGAGCACGCGGAGGTGATCCAGGCGAACGTGGTCGGGGGCTGGCACAGCGTCCGCGCTGACTTCCGCGGGGCTTTCCGATGAGACTGCGTCAACAGCAGATACCCAACTTCATCTCGGGGATATCCCAGCAGCCCCAGATCCTCCGTTCGGCCACGCAACTGGAGGTCGGCGACAATGTCCTGTCAAGTCCACTTGACGGGCTCGGTAGGCGCCCTCCGAGCGAGTTCGTGGCGAAGGTCAGTGACACAGCCTTGGGCAATGTCCTCTGGCACCTCATTGACCGGGACGAGAACGAACGATACTTGGTGGCCTTCGGTTCGGGCTTCGTCCGGGTGTGGGACGTGAACGGCGTCGAGAAGACGGTCAACTACCCGAACGGCAATGCCTACCTGTTTGCCAGCTCTCCCGCGGACATGCTGTCTGCCTTTACCAACGCGGACTACACATTCGTGGCCAACCGCACGGTGACCGTACAGAAGTCCTCCGCGCGCAGCCCCGTTGCCCCGAACGAGCTGTTCGTGTGGGTGAGGAACGTGGCGCCGACCACCAAGTACTCCCTGACCGTAAACGGGGTGGAGCACAACCGGACCACGGACAACCTGGACGGCGAGAGCGCAGAGACGGTAACCACCGTTTGGGTGGCTTCATCACTGGCCGACGACTTCATTGGAGACGCGGCGTTCAGCGGGTGGGTCATTGAGAAGCTGGGCTCCACGATCCGCTTCGTGGCCCCCGAAGGGGTCAACTTCACGGCCTCCCACTACGCCTCGGGCGGCGACAGCGATATGGTCCTCATTAAGGGCCGCGTTCAGAACTTCTCCGACCTGCCCGCCAAGGGCCGCCCAGACCTGGTGGTTGAGGTGGCCGCGAGCGATGATCGCAAGTTCGAGAAGTACTGGGTTCGCTTTGACACCTCCACGGGCGCCACGGGCGTCTGGCGGGAAACGGTAGCCCCCAATACGGGGCTCGGAATGAACCCATCAACGATGCCCCATGCGCTGGTCCGGGAGGCGGACGGGACGTTCACCTTCAAGGAGCTTGGGTGGGTTCAGCGTCAGTGCGGCGATGAGGACACGAACCCGTGGCCCTCATTCGTTGGCCGTACCGTCTCCTACGTGACCTTCTACAGAAACCGGCTCGTGGTCCTCTCAGGAGAGAACGTGGTGATGTCCAAGGCGGGGGAGTTCTTTGACTTCTTCAAGGACAGCAACATGGAGCAGGTTGACACCGACCCTATCGACTACGCGGCGGGTTCGGGGAAGGTCTCCGACTTCTGGCACGCCTTGGAGCAGAACGAGGACCTGTTGCTGTTCTCGGAAGCGGCCCAGTACGTGGTCAAGGGATCGGACCTCCTGTCCCCCAAGACGGTCTCCATCAACACCTCTACCTCGTTCGCCATGTCCCGTCTCGTGCGGCCTGTGGCGTCGGGGAATACGATCTTCTTCACGAACACCAAGGGCTCGTTCGCGTCCCTTCAGGAGTACTACCGGGAAGGCGATACGCTCACCAACGACGCCACCGAGGTATCCGAGGCCGTTCAATCGCTCCTCCCGGCTGATGTCCGGCGAATGGCAGCGAGTGAGCCGAACAACATGGTGGTCCTCCACGCCACCAGCACGCCCAACGTCATCTACACCTACACCTACTACTGGCGCGGCCAGGAGAAGATACAGGCGGCGTGGAACCGTTGGGTGTTCGCGGAAGGGACATCGGTTCGTGCGGTCAACTGGATCGAAGGTGTCCTCCACATCGTAATGGAACACCCGAACGACGGAGTAACCTTCGAGCAAATCTACCTCCGTCCGGCGACCTTCCAGGACCAGATAGGGGCCTACCTGGACAGGCGCTGTCTCCTCTATCCGGCCATCGCAACCTACGACCCGGTCAACAACAACACCGGGTGGACGCTTCCGTACACCGAGTTCAGGCCCCTAGAGGGCAGCGTTACGGCAGGCGGGTGGGGCAGCTACAGGCCCGGCCGGAAGGTGAAGCTACACAACGGCGCCGATGGGCGCAGCGTGTGGACGGAGGGCGACCTACGCAACGTCACCCTCTATGCGGGCCTTCAGGCTCCCCAGGTGTTCGAGCCTTCCAGGCTGTTCTTCAGGGACCAGAACGGAAACTCCGTCACCGCCGACAGGACGCAGATCAACCGCTTCTTCCTGTCCTTCCAGAAGGCCGGCTATTTCCGGGTTGAGGTGACCGCCCCCAACGGGCGCGTTAGCAAGACCCCCTTCACGGCCCGTCTCGCCACCAATCCGGACTACCGGGTGGGGCAACTCAATTTCCAGGATGGGGAGCTTGGGGTGCCCGTGAAGGGCCGGAATGATGAGGTCCGCATCCGCATCATCAACGACAGCGCGTTCCCTGCCTACTTCCTGAGTGGCCGCTGGGACGGCTACGCCATCAACAAGGGAATGTGATGACCACCTATTCAACAGGGGCGCCCAGCGCCAGCGCCATCCAGGCCGTCTCCCTCCGCCTCCACCGAAGCGACAAGGAGTTCCTGGAGAGGGCCGGCTTCTCGGCCCCTTATCCAATCGTGCGGATTGCTGTCCAGCGCTCAAAGCGCGCGCGCGCAGCGTTCGCGAATGGAGAAGCGTTCTGCCTCTTTGGGGTTTCGGACGCGGGGATTAGCGACACCGGGAACGTCTGGTTCATCTGCCAGGATGACGCCTTCGAGAAGCACTTCAGGGCCATCCACAAGGGTGCCCGAGCATGGCTTCAGGTGTTTGAACGGCTCTATGCGGAACTGATCTGTATCGTCCGAACCGACAATGTCCCGCTCGTTCGTTGGCTTGAAAAGCTGGGGTTCGAGCTGGACGTTCCTTATGAGGCCCACGGCCTCCCCATGGCCCAGTTTAGGAGGTCCCGTGTGCTTTGATCCGCTGACCATTGGACTCATCACCGGAGGCGTCACCGCACTTTCCCAGGGCGCCTCGCTCATGGGCCAGCAGGCCCAGGCTGACGCCCAAAACCAGTACGCCCGAGCCCAGCGCCAAGAGGCCGTCAGGGCCGCTGGTGAGGAACAGGCACAGCTCAACCGCCGCCAGATCCAGGAGGAGCAGGCGGCCACCGAGCAACGCATCCAGGAGGGCTCCCAGTACCGTCAGGCCGCTGCTACGGCCTCCCTCAGGGCCATGGAGAGTGGCCTTGCGGGGACCGGCGTGGAGGTCCTTCTAGGGGACCTTGAGGCCGTCTATGGGCGGAACCTCGCCACCATTGACCGGAGCCTCACCAACACCACGGACCAGTTCCAGGTGCAGCGTCAGGGCATCAACGCCCAGGCCATCGCAAGGGGAACCTACCAGCGCGCCGAGGGACCAACCCTTCTCGACTATGGCCTGGCCATCGGGAAGTCGGCCGTGTCCGGCTACGACGCCTACTACCGATACAAACCCAAGGAGTAACGCATGGCCCGGCTTCTGCCCGGACTTACACCGCAGCGGGACAGCACCGTTGCCGGCGGCGGACGCCGTGAACCGCGCCTAGTCCGCACCCCGCAGCCCCAGCTCACGCCCCGCCAGATCAGCACCCCTGCCGCGGCACCTGTGGACACCTACGCGCCCCCGCCGGCCCCCCGAGGGGCTGGTGATGGGTGGCTTGCGCTGGCCCAGGGTCTCCGCGACTTCTCGCCCGTCCTGGCCCGGTTCGCCGATGACCAGATGGACAAGGAGCGTCAGGCCCAGGAGGCCCGTGCTGAGGCCCGCATCGGAGGGATGACCCTCCAGGAACAGCACGAGTTCATCAAGAGCGGCGCTATCAAGAACTGGGAAGGGCCCTTCGCCCGAGCCAAGTTCATGCAGATATACGGCGGGAACGCGGGCACCCAGGCCGCCCTTGAGCTGGTCAAGCAATACGAAACTGGCTTCGACAAGAACAACGGGAACCTGGACGAGTTCATTGCCCAGGGCCAGCGCGCCGCCGTAGCTGCGGTGGGGGACGATCCCTTCGCGCAGCGTCAGGCCGCCCGGTCCTTCGAGGCCATCGCGAGCAAGCTTCGCCCCCAGAACGTCCAGGACAAGACCGAGTTCTACAAGACGCAGGCCGGGGACCAGATCACGGGGCAGTTCATCAACACCCGGACGCAGATGCAGCTTGATGGGACCTACTCCCCGCAAGCCTATTACGAGCGCATCCGGGCGGACATGAAGTCCAATGCCGCTCTCAACGTGATGTCCATGGCGGATCAGGATCGCGTCCTTATGGGCGTGGTCTCGCGGCTGGCCGATGAGGGCGACCTGGACACCGTCCAGTACATCCTCACGGATGACCGTGGCGGGGTAGGGTCGCTCGGCAACAAGCGCGAGTTCGCCGCGGACGCCACCAAGTACATCGAACGGGCGCGGTCCCGGCAGTTCGAGCTTGCCCAGCGTGCCCAGGCCCCCCGCGTGGTGGACATCCGGTCCAAGGTCAACGATGGCCGGGCCACGGACGAGGAGCTGGACGCGGGCCTGCGGGATGGCCTGTACGGTGAGGAGGAGTGGACGCGCCTCAAGGTCCAGAACCTAGAGGCGCTTGAGCGCAACCGTGCCGCCCTCGCAAAGCAGCAGGAGAAGGCCGCCCTAGCCGCAGCCTCGCAGAAGTCCAAGGAGCAGGCGTATAACACCGCCTGGGACATCGCCGTGGACAAGCGCGGCGCCCTGATCCGGGACACCAAGGTTCTGAACGAGAGCGGCGAGGAGACCACCCTGTCGCGCTCCGATCAGATCCAGAACGCCATCCAGAGGTGGACTGAGGAGAGCAACCGGAAGGCCCAGGCGGAGAACATGACGCCGGCCCAGAAAGCCGTCTACGACAGCGTCCAGTTCTACGCTCCGAACCAGTTCGATGACGTGCCCCTCCAGAACACCCTTGCGGGGGCCGCTGCGAGTGTCCGTGGGGTGGATGTCCAGAAGGGGCTTCCCCCGCTGGGCAATCTCCAGGACGCCTACGAGAGCTGGCGTGGGGTCTACGCCCAGCTCCCCATGTACGCCCGCCAGAACCTCCTCAAGGATGACCGTGACCGGACCTTCTACGAGGACATCCGGATCGGCATGGAGTACGCCGGCCTGACCTTCGAGCAGGCGGCCGGGCAGGCCATTCAGCTTTCCGGCGTCGCGCGCCGCGCCTCGGTGAACCTCTCCTCCACGGAGCGGGAAGCTATCCGTCAGGCGGCCGATGACGTGGTCTTGAGGGCTGACCCCACGACCTCCCTTGGGCGCCTCTGGTGGGGCTCTGAGGGGATCGTTGGGCCGGTCGAGAATACCGGAGAGGTTCGATCCCAGATCGAGACCCTGGCCTACCGCAACATGGACCTTGGCCTGTCCCCGCAGCGGGCGGTTGAGGCCGCCACTGAGCAGTACACCGCGTCTCACATCAACGTGAACGGGTACGCGGTCATGGCCAATGCCCGAGCCTACCCGCCGGATATCGGGGCCAGGATCACCCGGAAGATGCGCGACCTCTATGACGGTGGTGCTAAGGACTACGTGCCGGAATTCGGGGACCTGAAGGTGGTCCCTGATGGGACCTCTGCGGGGCGCTGGCAGGTGGTCGATAGCAGCGGCCTACCTGTGGCCGTCCCCGGTAAGGGGCCCCTCTACATCACCATGGAGGACATCTGGGAGCAGATGCAGAGGGACGCTGAGGAGCGTGAGAAGGAGCTGGCCGAGGAGCGCCAGCGGATCATACAGGACCAGAACGCCCGGCAGGAGATGTTGAGAACCCCACGAGGCGGTCTTCGAGGACACCTCCGCCAGATGCGCGAACAGCAGGAGACGGAATGAACGAAAGGGCACAGGCGGCATACGCCTATTTCAAGGCCAAGGGGTATCCCGATGTTGCCGCTGCGGCCATTGTGGGAAACTTGGTCCAAGAAAGCAACCTGAACCCGGACGCCGTACACGACAATGGGACCGGTCTGGGCATCGCCGGGTGGCGCGATCCGGAGCCCGGAAAGGGCCGCAAGACGGCGCTGATCCAGTTCGCCACCGAACGCGGGAAGACGCCAAACGATTTGACAACCCAGTTCGCCTTCCTGGCCCACGAGCTGGAGACGAGTGAGGCCGGCATCGGCCAGCGCCTCCGGAACGCAAAGACGCTGGAGGAAGCCAATGACATCTTCATCGGCTTTGAGCGTCCCCGCGGGTGGACCAAGGAGAACCCCCGAGGGGGCGACGGGTGGCAGAACCGGTTGAACTACGCCCGGCAGATCATGGAGGGGGATGGCAGCGCCGCCCCCCTCCCTTCCAATCCGGACCTCGGCGGCGCCGTTGATCCCGCCCCGGTTCCTCGGCTCGAACAGCGCCAAGAGGAACTGAGGCAGGAGGCCGAAGGTCCGGGCCTGTGGAACACCCTAACGGCAGCGGTGAACCAAGATAGCGTCACCGCCCACTTCATCCAGGAACGGCCCGAGTTCGCGCCTGACCTGAACTTCAGGCTGGATGAGCAACGCCTGAAAGACCTACAGAAGCAATACGGGCTCACTGAGGACAGCCTAGCGGGCCTTGATGAGGCCATGTCCTCGGAACACGCCGACTGGTTGGCACAGCAGCTCCGGGACCGGCAAGACCGTGAGGAGACGTTGGCGCAGGCTGGCGTCACCGGAATGGTGACCCGGCTGGCGGTGAACATGCTCGACCCCGCGTCTCTGGCCCTCGCGATTGCCTCGGGGGGCCTGGGGGAGCTGGCCGTTGCCGGTCGGGGCCTGAGTGCCTTAGGCCGGGCGGGCGTGTTCGCTGGCGTCGAAGGCGCCGCTGCTGGCGGCCTCGAAGCGGTGGACGCCTCTATCACCCCCGGCGTGGGGGAGCGGGACGTGCTCATGGCGGCCGGCGCTGGGATGATCCTCGGGGCCGGCTTCGGCGCCCTGTCACGAACCGCCCCGGACCTCGCCGAGCCCGTTATGCGCATCGGTAAGGAACTCAGGGAGACCACCTCCCTGACCCCCGCTCCGGGCTCCACAGCGGGCGCGATGCAAGCCAACGCAACGTTCCCCCTGAGGGATGACGTGCGCATATGGGAGAACGTGAGCGTCCCCCAGACGGCCTTTGCGGGACGCCTCAGGCAAGACCTTACCGGGTGGCTGAAGTCCAGCGATAACGCCGTCTTCCGGGCGCTGGGCAATGTCCTGGCCGAGGACGCCGTGGGGAACCGTAACGGGACCATAGCGACCGCCTTCGGGGCCTCTGAGGACGCAGCGCGGCTGCACCATCGGATGAGCGTCCGGGTGCAGCGGTCGGTCCTCCCGGCCTGGAACGCCTGGGCCAAGGAGCGGAACCTGGGCTTCGTGAAGAAGCAGTGGGGGCCGGCCTGGGATGAATTCAACGATCAGGTGTCCGCGTTCATGCGGAACACTGATCCGTCCGTCACCTTTGATCCGAACGTGGTCAAGGCGGGCGAAGCATTCCGAGCGGCCTACGCCGACTTCGTGAAGATGGCGCAGAACCCAGGGCTACAGGACGGGAGTATCCGGAGGGCCATTAAGGGCTACGAGAAACTAGATCCGAACGACAACTACGTCCCCCGACTCTACGACTTCAACAAGCTGAACAAGCTGTTCCTTGAGATCGGGCAGACGGGCGTGGTCCAGTTGTACAAGAAGGCCCTGTTGGACAAACAGCCCAATCTTGAAGACGAGGTCGCCCACCGCGTCGCCGAGGGCATGGTCAAGAAACTGCGCCAACGTGACGCTGGCCTGTCAAGTAGACTTGACCGACCCCTCGGGAGCGACGATCAAGATTACCTTGTCCAGAGCCTCAAGGACCTTGGGGTGGATGAGCTGGACGCCCAGTCTCTCGCCAAGCAACTCCGTCCCCAGGAGGACAGCGCGAACCCTTCAAGGGGCAAGTTCCGCGCCCTCCTGAACGAGCACGCCACGATCACTGCGCCGAACGGTCGGGTGATCCGGTTCGATGAACTCCTCCACAACAACGCCATGGACCTGTTCCATGCCTACAGCCGGGACATGAGCGGGCGGATTGCGCTCGGCCGTATCAGGGTTCGGGATGCGGACGGGAACACGGTGGTGGACGGGATCACCTCGGATAACGAGTTCGGGTCGCTGATCGATGCGGCCAGGGCCTACGGGGAGTTCAAAGGGCTGAAGGACACCGAGAAGGGCGTCAAACAGCTCCAGACCATCTACCGGGCCATCATAGGCACACCCGACCCGAGCGACAGCGGGGAGTTAGCCCAGCTCACCCGAACCATCATGCTATTCAACTTCGTCCGCCTCATGAACAACATGGGCTGGGCGCAGGCGGTGGAGCTGGGGAGCATCATCGGCAACCTTGGCCTCCGGGCCACGATCCAGGGCGTCCCCTCGTTCCGGGCGCTCATCAGGGACGCCAAGACGGGCTCCCTGGGGGACGATCTGGGGAACGAACTGGAGGCTGTCTTTGGGATTGGTGCAGATGACCTGAAGGGTGCCATGCCCTACCGCTGGGACGACGACTACTTCGGCGACAGCATGAGCCCGGCCTGGGCGAGGGTCGATCAGGGGCTTCGTGAGGGAGCCCGTGTGGTCAGTACCATCTCAGGCATGCGCTACATCAACCGCTTTCTTCAGACGACCGCCATGCGCGGTATCGTCTACAAGTTTGCAGACCTCGCCCGCAACCCCACCAAGGCGAACCTCCGGCGGATGGCGTCACTGGGGCTGGACGAGAAGATGCTCGGGCGTGTTCTGGAGCAGTTCAAGGCCAACGCTTCAAGGGCCAGTGGGGAGTTCGGGAAGGTGACCCGCCTGAACCTAGACCAGTGGGAAGACGTAGAGGCCCGGGCCGCCTTCGAGGGCGCCGTATTCCGCTGGGCGAGACGTATCGTCCAGGAGAACGATCCCGGCGCGCTGCCGTACTGGATGCAGAACCGGTTCATGAAGGCAGCCTTCCAATTCCGTACCTTCATGATCGGCTCCTTCTTCAAGCAAACGCTGTGGCACATGAACATGCGGGACCGGGAAGCCCTGGCTACCGCCATGTTCACGATGATGCTCGGGGGAACCATCTACGCGGCCCAGACCTCGGTCCAGTCCATCGGGCGGCCGGACAGGGAGAAGTACCTGAAGGAGCGCCTGTCTGAAAAGAACATCGCCCTGGCGGCGTTCCAGCGCACCGGGATGGCGTCGATCATCCCCATGTTAGTGGACACGGCCCGGTTCAGTTCCGGCTTCGATCCGATGTTCTCCGGGCGCACCACGGGGCTCCAGAACGATCCGTTCTTCGGGAACCCAACAGTGGCCCTTTACGGGGACCTCTCATCCGCGCTCGGCTCCATCGTTCAGCCGATCTTCCACGGCCGGCAGCCGTCCCAACAGGAGTACCGGCAGGCAACCCGAGCACTCCCGTTCGGGAACTCAATGTTCCTCACCGTGCCGCTCAACGCCCTCATCAGTGGGGCACCGCAGAGAGCGCCACGAGATGAGTGAGCAAGCAACCATAGAGATCAACTTCAGGGGTCGCCTAGTGCGGCCCCTTCGCTTTTCTAGGAGACACCTTGGCTGACATCCATACCGAGGTCATCTATACGGGCAACGGCACTTCCGGCCCGTGGCAGGTGCCCTTCGAGTACATCTCCAAAGCCTACGTCCACGGGTATCTTAACGGGGCCGAGGTCCCGCTCGTCTGGACCGCGGACAACTACGTTTCGGTGCCAACCCAGGTGGGCGATGTCCTGATCATCAGGCGGATCACCGATAACTCCCAGCCGGTCACAGAGGTTCAGGACGACAGCACCCTGGCTGCTGCTGACCTGAACGTCGAATTCGCCCAGCTCCTCCATCTCGCCCAGGAAGGCCAGTACAGCGACGGCCTGTCCATGAAGCTGACCGTTCCGGGTCTCACCTGGGATGCTCGGGGGAGCCGTATCGTCAACGCGGCGGCGCCTGTGGGGACCGGCGATGTGGTCCCGAAGGGCTACTTTGACGACAATGCGCTGATCCTTACAGAGGACAAGACGAGCTGGAAGGGCCGCCTGAAGCGGGTGACCATGCTCGGTTACCCTGTGGAGGAGGCGGACGGGATGACCCTCACGTCCGGCCGGGACCTCCTTCAGGAGGCCATCAACCGGACCGCACCGATGCCCGGCGAGGTGGCCTACGACTATTCCACCGCGGGGGCTGTGCAGCTCGCCCAGGTCTCCCCGGTCCGGTCCGTGATCCGTACGGGTGGCTATCTCGCTGCGGGTGACGGGGGCGGGGCGGTGTACAAGCGCGTCGGCACGGAGCCGAACCACGCCGGCAAGATCCAGGACGCCTTGGGCAACTGGTGGGAGCTGGCGGAGAAGTACCCCGACATTCGCATGTTCGGGGCCGTGTGCGATGGTGTGGCGGATGACGCCCCCGCCGCTCGGGCGTGCTTGGACTTCTGCCTGAAGCTGGGCCTTAGCGGCATGCGCGGGGCCGGAACGATTGGGTTCGCCTCCACGCTGGACCTGGACAACCTCTACAGCACGGTTGCCGAGGGGCGCAGGGGCTTCGTAGTGGATTTCTCGAACGCCACCCTATTGGCGCTTCCTAGCTTCACGCCGGGAGTTCCCGGCCTCATGGGCAAGCAACCGCTGATCGGCGTGGGTCGAAACTCGACCGGGCAGCAGCAGAACGTCCGCGTCAAAGTCGGGTTCATGATCGGCTCAGGCCGAAATGCGGACGGCATCGGAATTGGTTCCGGACACCCGACCGCTCCCCTCTCCATGCAGAACGGTGCGGCGGGCTTCCAACTGGAACTGGGCTACGCCTACGATCTGAACATGGCCGTCCGTTGCACGGCCGCCAACTTCAGCTGCACCGAGAACTGGTGGCGTGGCGGGATTATCTCAGGCTGTAACCTGGGCCTGCTGTTTGACGGTCCGACAATCACGGGCCAGCTTGGCGTCCCCATCGTGGAAGCCCAGTACATCCATTTCGGCCGCATCGCCTCGTGCTGGTGGGGCGGCGTCGTCTTCCTGCGCAAGTCGCGCTATTCGATGGTCTCGGGCGACATCGACGCGAACGGTCAGTACATCTCGAAGCTGGACATCGGCACGGGTACGCTGCCAGGATTCGAGTTCTTCAAGAATGTGACCGGAGAGACCTCCGGGGCGACCGGAGAGGTTCTGTCTCGGTATTCGTGGCGGAACCGAAACTATCTCCTGGTGATGCACAACACGTCGGTGGTCAACAACGGCTCTCCGTTCGCGGTCGGCGAAGTGGTGTCCAACGGGCTGCCGGTGGGCGACCCCGGACGAATCGCGGCCACAATCGCGGCAATCCAAACGACCGATAATGGCGACCCGAATTCCTCTCCTCGGCCGGGCATCGTTGCGAACCGCTTCTTCTATGACGTGATCGCGGCCGATCCGAGCACCCCGTTCCACCGGATCAGCATCACCGGCCCGTGGCTGGGCGGCGTCATTGGCAACGCCATGCACACCCTGAACATCTACGGCGGAAATCAGGGTGGCAACGGTGGCGAAAACGTGAACATGTACAACGACACCCACGGGTGGCGTTTCCTGTCCACGGGTAGCCAGCTCACCGCCTATGCCGTGTTCGATGACAACGGGGACACCGATCCGTTCCTTGAGGTCGGGCGGCGGACGGGGACCGATAAGGGCTACTTCCGGCCACGGCGCGACCTCCTGCTGAACGGCAACAAGCTGTTCGGGCCGCAGTTCCAGGGAACAGCAACGTCCGGAACGCCCCTGACCATCTGGGATGTAGCGTCTCAGGCGGCGCCAGAGAACCTAGTCCCCGAGGGCAAGGTGTGGGAGATCCACGTCAACGCCCCGGGGTTCCCCGCTGTGCTCGCCTACGGCTTCCTGAGCATGTCCGCAACGGGGACGTTCCATTGGCATCAGGTCTACAACAACACCGTCAACGTCACCCTTAACGGAACCCTCCTCCAGGCCGTCCAAGGCGCCCAGCCGAGCATGGCCATACGACGGACGGCGGTCCAGCGGGTGTAACTCTCAGGGGGCCCCTTAGGGGGCTCCCTTCTTACCCTGTGAAAGAACAATGGCTGAAGACCAAAATCACACCCTCTTACTGGGCAGGGTAGAAGGCAAGCTCGACATGCTCATTGCAGATGTCCGCAAGATGGCCGGACAGCACTCTGAGCTGGAGACCCGTGTAACGGCCCTTGAACGCTGGCGCTATTACGTCATTGGCGCGGCGGCGGCCATTAGCTTCGCTCTGCAATATGTAGACATTACAAAGGTTCTCTCCCTGAAATGAGCAAGAAGGCATCCCTGGACAAGCTGGCGGCACTGCACGCCCAGCTCGCCGAGGCCCTGGCCGACGCCCTGACGCCCACCACCGATCCCGAGACGGGCGCGGTGGAGAAGCCGTCCGCTGCCGTCATGGCCCAGGCGATCGCGTTCCTCAAGCTGAACAACATCACCGCGGACGCCGAGACCGACCCGGCCCTTCAGAGGCTCGCTCAGGCGGCCCATAAGCAGCTCCCTGACTTCACCAACATCGGTGAGGACGGGCACCCCGTGGTGAACTGACATGGCGACCCGATCCTTTTCCATCTCCTACGCGGGCCGGCCGGGGGACGACACGTTCTCCATTCCGGTCGCCATTCAGGGCACCGTGACGGTTAAGGCCAACGGCTCCGCCAGGGCCTTCACCCAACCGGACCGGTACACCGTCCTCCTGAATGCGCCCTTGGTGAGCGCAGCGACGATTACCATCTCGGGCATCACGGAAGCGGCCACCCAGTCGGCATCGGCCCCACGCACGCCGATCAATCCCCTCACGGTCTCTGTAGGGGGCTCCACAGGGAACACCCTGGGGGCCATGTCCACTCAGACCACCTTCACGAACTCAACGGGTGGTACGTCGTCTTCAACGTCCTTGGCGGCGCTCCAGAGCATTTCCACCGTCACGGACAACTCCGGAGGCACGTCAGGTACGAACACCATCGCGGCGGTTACCGACATCGCGAGCGCGGCTAACGCCATCGCAACACTGGCGGCGAAGCTGAACACGCTCCTGGCCAACTACGCCGTGGTGAAGAACTCCATCACCTCCTTGGGTGACAAGGCAAACGGGCTGGCGAACCAGAGCAACGCCGTAAAGAACTCCCTGACCTCTCTGGGGAACAAGGTGAACGAGATTATCGCCGCCACCGACGCGGCCGGGATCACCAGCTAGCCCACCCTACCGAGAAACCCCGCATCCAAACGTAGCCCCGCGAAATGCGGGGTTTTTCATTTTCTAGAGGCAATCCAATGAACAAGGACAACCCGTTCCTGACGCGATCCCCCTATGCCACCGATGAAGGGGCCCTTATCGGGCAGCATCCCAAGAAGGTCCCACTGTCCGTCCTGAGCGACGGTCGCCCGACGAGCCCGACAAAGGCCATCCGGGCGTTCTGTATCGAGTGCTCCGGGGGGAACGCCGCCGAGGCGCGTAAGTGCACCGCAACCGGGTGCGCGCTCTGGGCGTTCCGCATGGGCTCAAGCCCCTTCAGGGGAAAGGGAACCCCGCGAAATGCAGGGGTAGAATTGGACGGGGAGGAGTGAGGTAGGGTGACCAAGCCCAATCCCCTTCACGACCCCCTAGCGCGCGATTTCAGGGTCTTCCTGACGCTCGTCTGGCGGCACCTCGGGCTCCCCGACCCGACCCCCGTGCAGCTCGACATCGCCCACTACATGCAGCACGGCCCGAAGCGCGCGATCATCGAAGCGTTCCGCGGCGTTGGTAAGAGCTGGATGTTCTCCGCCTTCATCTGCTGGCGGCTCTATGTAGACCCCGATTGGAAGATCGAGATTGTCTCGGCCTCCAAGACCCTGGCGGACAGCATCAGCACGTTCGTCAAGCGGCTCATCCGGGAGATGCCCGAGCTACAGCACCTCCAGCCCGGCAAGGACCAGCGCGACAGCAACCTCCAATTCGACGTTGGGCCTGCGCGCGCCTCGAAAGACCCGAGCGTCAAGAGCGTGGGTATCACCGGCCAGATCACCGGTTCCCGTGCGGACGAGATCCTGGCCGATGACGTGGAGGTCCCGAACAACTCCGGCACGCAAATGCAGCGGGAGAAGTTGCGGGAGCTGGTCAAGGAGTTCGGCGCCATCGCCAAGCCCGAGACCGGCTACATCCGCTTCCTGGGCACGCCCCAGGTGGAGGACAGCCTCTACTCGTGGCTGGTGGACCAGACCGCCGGGGACGAGCTGGGCGGCTTCAGAATGCGCATCTGGCCGGCCGAGGTTCCAGCCGACCCATCCAAGTACGGGGACAAGCTTGCGCCCTTCGTCCAAACCCTGGTGGAGCGTGGCGTCCCCCCCGGCACCCCCGTATGCACCCGCTTCAGCCGCGAGAAGCTGGCCTCTGAAGCGCACCTGTATGGGCGCACCGGCTACGCCCTTCAGTTCATGCTCGACACCTCCCTGTCGGACATGGACAAGTTCCCCCTCCGCCTGGGAGACCTGGTTGTGGCGGACATCGATCCGGACATGGCCCCGGTCAAGTACGTCTGGGCGGCCGGTCCCGATCAGCACCTAAAGGACCTCTCCGAGTACGCCTACGGGCTCCGTGGGGATCGCCTCTACAGGCCCATGGACGTGGTCCGGGAATACCTCCCCTACACCCACACGGTGATGCAGCTCGACCCCTCCGGACGGGGCCAGGACGAGACCGGGTACGCCATCGTGAAGCACTCCAACGGGCGCCTCTTTCTGGTCGCCTCAGGGGGCTTCAAGGACGGCTACGGGACCGCGACGCTCCAGAAGATCGTCGCCCTGGCCAAGCTGCACAAGGTCAACACGGTTCGCATTGAGAGCAACTTCGGGGACGGCATGTTCTCCCGGCTCCTCCAACCCGTGTTCGTCCAGAACGAGTACCCGGTGGAGATCATCGACGAGCGCGCCTCCAATCAGAAGGAGGTCCGCATCATCGATACGCTGGAGCCCTTGCTGGCCCAGCATAAGCTCATCGTTGATCCCAAGGTGATCGAGATGGACGCCCGTTCGGCCATGGCCTACGGCGGGGACCGGTGGCGGGACTACTGCCTGACCTACCAGCTCACGCACATCACCAAGGAGCGAGGCGCCCTGGCCCATGACGACCGCCTGGACGCCCTTGCGGGGGCCTGTGCGTACTTCCTGGAGGTCATGGCCAAGGACAGCGAGAAGGGCGCGGAGGAGGCCAAGGAGGCCGCCCTGGACGCCATGTTCGCCCAGTTCGTGGAGGAGTTCGGTGGACCGCAGCCCCGTCCGGCTTGGCTGAACGGGATGGTCTGAGACCAAGGTTAAGATCGCTGCCTAACCCCATGAAACGAAAGATAAAAACGCCTTAGATTTTCCAAACCCTACCGTTAGCCCCCCGATCGACCCTCCCCCAGGGTTGATATAGTGTTTATAGGGTATGGCTTAAGGTCCATTGGATGGTCCTCTTAGGGTGTTCCCATTATCATGGTTATACCCTTAGAGAGTGTGTGGTGGTGATGATCCTTGGAGGGGGAGGTTGATGAATGACCTCCCCCTACGGGGGTTACCCTAAGAGCCCCTGAAGGTCCCCCTTCATCACTGGTTTGATGTTGGTTCGAAGCTCGCCCTGGAGGGCTGTGCGATGGGTTCCCGAGGCAGTGCCCCCTAGGCGCCCCTCAGGAGGCCCTACAGGGGCATCCCTTCATCATGGCTCCTACCCTAGCAGGGAACCCCATGGAGCCCGTCATGGGCTGCCTGAAGGGGCCCCGTAAGGGGTTCTTGGGCCATTGTGGTCTTCCCCGTACCCGCGGCTTAAATCTGGGCAAAAATCTGAGCGGTCAATCGGATATATTGCTCGCGACGCGTTCCCCCCTTGCCCCCTCTTTCGCAGCGCGCCGCGCGCACCGCGTCGTTTCGCGCGCGTTCCTTTACGTCTGGGGGCACACCATCCGGGCACATCCGGGCCTAAACCCGCAGTGCGCCTAGGCTGTCAGGTGGATACGCCATCGCACTAAGGTCCGCCCTGAGGGGGCTGGGCCTTATTTTTTCGATTAGATCGTATGCGATTGAATTGCGCGCTTGTTAGATGGAGTGCTCTGGAGTTTTTTATCCGGTTGCAATCTGCAATCAGTCAGACCAGCGCCCCTCAAGAAGCCCCTTCAAGGCACCCGTTCAGAGCCGCCACCAGGGCACCACATTGCGCACCATGCGTCAAGCGCACTTGACCTGGGCTCGGCACGGGCCTGCGCCATCCCATATACGGACACATTGAGGCTGCCTTATCAGGGCACATGAAGGGACCATGGGGCTGAACCCCGCAGAAATCCTGGGCTCTGGAGGAATTTTCAGGGGGATGCATTTTTTCGATTGACATACTCGTCCTGGATATGGGATCAATTGGCTCACGGGGCTCGGCAAGAGCCTCACGGCAAGCGGGACTGGCCAAGCATAACAGACCCGCCGGGGCTGACACGGAGCCCTCAGTAATCGCCCTAGCGGCCTGGAGACGGGCCTTGCACTAGACCAGCGGTGAAGACCTAGCGTCGCGGGAGCACATACAGCCCGCCTGATGATGGCCCTAAGGGGGCCGAAACGCGAATGCGGAGCATGAGCCCCGCTGACACGTAAAGGAGACTTGACACATGAACGCGAAGCGTAGAGCGGCCTTGGACGATATCAAGTCCCGTATCGAGGCGCTGGTCTCGGAACTGGAGACGCAGCGGGACGATGAGCAAGAGGCATTCGACAACATGCCCGAAGGTCTCCAGATGAGTGCGCGGGGCGACGCGCTCCAGGACAACATCAGCAATCTGGACAACGCCATAGACAATCTGAACGACGCGGTAAGCGATATCGAGGCCGCGGTGGAGTGATGCCCCTAGGTTCCCCTTCAAGAGCACCTTGCGCAGCCCGCAGGGCGAGCCTTGAGGGGGCACCCTTGGTCACCACACTGGAGCACCTGACATGCTCAATCACCTGTACACTGTGGCGTTCCTCACGGGCGCTGTGGTCGGCACCTTGGGCGGGCTCATTGCCCACGCCCTGTTCGCCTAAGAGAGGGGAGGGGTTATCACCATGCATCGTCTGTACACCATGACCGCTGCGGGCTGGTCTCTCTATTGCGCCGGATCGGCGGGCTTCATCGCGGGCCTTCGCGAGGATCTAGAGCGGCGTGGTGTGACGTGCCGCGTGATGGAGAGTTAAGGCCGAAACCTAGGGGCGAGCCGCGCGCGCCCCGATGGTCGCACCGTAAGGCGGTGCCTGATGAGGCTCTTTTTGCGCCCTTTCAGTCCCACATTCAGGATGGATCGTGAGCCATGGACGAGTATAGCGTGACCCTGCCTTGGGACTTCAAAAGCGAGGCGTTCCTTAGCGCCTATGACGCCTTCCTTGAGCGTGTCGCGGCGGAGGAAGCGGCCGAGTGTCCCGTGGTCGAGACCCTGCCGGGGGAGGACGAGTGATGGCAACGCAAACTTGGAAGACGAGTACACCGGTCAAGGTTGATGGCGTGTGGCGTATTCGCCGGCAGGACGGTGAGTTGGTGGGATGGTACGCGACAAGAGCACTAGCCCAGAAGGCGATTGACCGCGCGGGGTATCTGACGTGACCCACAAAGAACCATTCCCGCCGCCTGACGATGGCCCTTAAGCAAGGCCGAAATGGGAGCGCCTGGGTCACCCCTGGGCGCCCTATAGCGGTAGCTGATCGCCCCGCAACAACCCCATAGGAGGATCGAGACGTGGCCAAGAAGGGGGATTTCCAAGTGGGACAGCGCGTTGAAGTTCATCCGGCAACCGCCAGTTGGCGGCGCGGGGACAAGTACGGGACGATTGAGGTATTCCCCGAAAGGGGCCGTTGGGTACACGTCCGCATGGAGCGAAGCGGGTACGTGATCCCCTTCACCTTGGACAGCATCACACCCGCCGCCTGACGAGACCCTTAGCCGGGTCGAAACGGCCCCCTCAAAGGGCCGTAGCGGTAGCTGTTTCCGCAACAACCTCATAGGAGGACCGTCAATGTCACCTTCCAACCCCGTCGCGCGCTTCTCCTACGGCGCCATCTCTCAGGGCATCCGTATCGTGATCCTTGGGGGCGACCCGTGGTTTGTCGCCAGGGACGTGCTCGCTGCCCTGGGGCTGAATGCGGGCGGCGCTTCGCAGTTCCTGAAAGCCATCCCCAGCGATGAAAAGGCAATGCACCGCGTTGTCACGCCGGGGGGAGCGCAACCCATGCTGATGGTCAACGAAAGCGGGCTGTACCGGCTGGCCATGCGTTCGTTCAGCCCCGCCGCGCGCGTCTTCCAGGATTGGGTGGCACGGGACGTGATCCCAACTATCCGCAAGACCGGGTCTTACACGGTCGCCGCCGGGGGTCTCAAAACTTTTGACACCCCTGCGGATAAGGGTCTCAAAACTTTTGATACCCTTCCCGATCACAACCCGATTGCCTGCGCTGCGGCTGACCTTCAGGCCCGCATCAAGCGCGCCCGGCGGGAAATCGAGGAGTGCAATTCCGCCCTCAAGGCCCTCCGCCGCGTCTCCGCTCTCCAAGCCGCCTGACGAGACCCTTAGCCGGGTCGAAACGGGGCGCCTAGCGCGCCCTGTAGCGGTAGCTGACCAACCCGCCGGGCCTTTCCTGTGCCCGCTCCATCCCACATTTAGGAGCAATCACGATGAAGGCCATTTCCGAAGCCCAAGTCCACCGCTTCCGGGAGCATGTCGCCATCTACCTCCAGGGGGGCGAGACGGTCTACCTGACCGCGGCCCAGGCACGGGCGATTTCAACCGCCCTGGCCGACTGCGCGGAGGACGTGGAGCAACGCTCGTTCACTGAAAGCCGCTTCGGGACCTTCCTGCTGTCCCGTGTGGGAGGCTAACACCAATGGCCACCATATACAGGCTAGAGACGTGGTCTGGCCAGGGCGCCTATGGCGATTACCCTGGGAAAGGCCAAGTCACCTCCGGATGCTACGACGCCGAGAACGGGCACCCAACGCCCGCCCAGGAAGCCGAACACTTCAGTGATCAGTGGCTAAAAGAGGGGTGGCAGTGGGTCGCCCATTTCGGCTTCGGGTCGCTGGACCAGTACCGCGCATGGTTCCGGGAACCCAACCGCGAAGCGGCGCGGCGGTGGGGGCTGGTCCTGTCTGTCCTTGAGGTGACGGACGGTGCCTATTGCGTGGGCGACCGGCAAGCAATTTACCTCCCCACCGAAGCCGTTCGCGTGGGCCGCCTCTGCCCGTACACGCTGGAACCTATCCCGGCCCCTGTGGACGAACCGGAGGTGGCCCTATGACAGCGCCCCGGTCCATCTTCATCCCAGGCGGGCGCCTAGAGGCAGCCGCACGGTCCCTGGAGGAGAAGCTTCGTGCTCCCCCACAGCCGCGTTCAGCGCCCGTTCAGGTGCGGCCTATCGGCCACGTGGCGCGCGCTTTGGGACTGGTGCTGTGGCTTCTGGTCGGGCTAATATCGCTCCCTTGGATTTTATACATATTGGAGGGAGCATAGTGGCTATCGCCCTGGCATTCATTGGGGGCGTCCTTGTGGGCGCCGCCGCCGTCTTGGTGGTGGTCATCTGCGCGCCGTCACCGGCACCCTGATAGAGGAGAACCCTAAACATGACCAAGCTTGACCTAGCTATCTATCTGGCCGGGGGCGCCTGCGCCCTAGCTATCGCCGCGGTTGGGCCTGAGGGCGCTCACGGCGGCGCGGGGCCTCTGGTGTACCTGGGCGCCCTAGGTGCCCTTGTGTGGGGCATCCGCAGGGCGTGACAAGGCGAAACCTACCAGGGGAGTGGCCCAACGGCCGGCCCCTGGGATGGTCGCGGCGTAACGGCGCCGCCTGATGAGCCTGTGAAGGGCCCCTAAGAGGGGCGTTACGAACACCCGAAACGGGAATGTGTTCCCTGCATGGCGCTCCGCGTCTCACGCATAGCTTAGGCGCGGCCCCCAGGTTTCCAGCCAAATTTGAAATAAGCATCCCTCGAATGGGTCACAATTCGTCTCCTTGTCAGACCGTCCCATATCGGGGAATGTCCTGCATCCGAAGGGCTTAGAACGGTTCTACGCCATCGGGTTGAACCAAGGGGTGGGTTTGACATGCTACGTTGCGGAAGCCTGAGCATCGATACTCTCGGCGTTGCAATCGTCCCGGATATGGGCGATATCAGCCGTGCCACGATCACGGAGCCAATCCGAAATGAACAATCTCAGGGCCCTGCAAAAACTGATGCGGGTGGCCGACGAATTGCAGAGGATTCACCCGTCCATGACGGTGGCCTGTGCCGACGTGTTCCTGACGATAGCGTACCTCGGAGAGCCGTCTTCAGTGGAGATTGCCGCCGCTGTCAACACTTCGCGCTCGACTGCGTACCGATACATCCAGGAGTTGGGCGTAGTTCGGGGCTGGAAAGTGGTCAAGGGAATACGTGAGCCGATCCCCGGCCACGGGCTGATCGAGCAACACACCGATCCGCTGGACCGCCGTACCGTGCGCCTTAGGCTGACCCCTAAGGGGCGCGATCTGATGAACCTCTTGGTTCGCATCATCAACTCGTGAGGAGGGACCATGCCGGATTACCCAAGTTCATTCCAAGTGGCGATTAAACTGCGAAGCTTCGCGGACCAGAACAGCCACCCGGCGCAGATCGCCGCCATTCTGCGAGCAGTGGCTGAGGAAGTTGAGAAGTGCCACCCACAGGCGTCCACGGCAGGGGCTGTCATCCATGGTCCCGGCGGTATTGTGGGAGCATGGTGTTTCGGGAACAAGGAGTAGCAGAATGGCTGTCCGTCAACGGGGGCAGTCCTGGCAGGTGTCCGTGACCATCAACGGCACCCGCTACCGCAAGGACTTCCCGACCAAGGTTCAGGCCGAGACCGCGGAGGAGGAGGCGAAGGAGGCGGCGAAGGCCGGCAAGGCGCCGCCCTGGGCAGGCGTCCAGATGGCCGGGGACGCGCTCCCCACCGAGGCCACCCTCATGGACGTTCTGAGGCTCGTGGAGCGCACCGACTGGGCGCAGAAGCGCACCCGTTACGGGCTCGTGAAGCGCGCCGAGGACGTGGTCCGGTCGCTGGGCAACCCGCGCCCCCGGATGGTCACGGAGGACGCCTTGGACGACTTCGTGGCCGAGTGCTACAAGCGGGGCAACTGCGGCGGCACGATCAACCGGAAGCTCGCGGCCCTGTCCAAGATCCTCGATAAGGCGCGCCGCAAGCGCCTCTTGGTGGCCGTCCCGGACATGCCGTGGCAGCCCGACGCGCGGCAGCGGGATCGCTACTACACCCCGGAGGAGGAGGCGGAGCAAATCGCCTTCTGGCGCCGGATCGAGGAACACGCCATGGCCGATATGGTGGCCGTGAACTATGACACAGGCGCGCGCCGGAACGAGCTGTTGGAGCTGCGGCCGGGCGACATCGTGGACAATGCCTCACGGGTGCGGCTGATCACCTACAAGGGCGGCGGCGTTCGCAAGCCGCGTCTGGTGCCCCTTACGGAGCGCGCTAAGGAGATCCTGGTCAACCGCGCGCGGAACTGTGGCCCCAAGGATCGCCTGTTCGAGCCCCTGGGAGAAAGCCAAGTCGAGTACCTGTGGAAGCTCATGCGGCGGCACACGGGGCACGAGCACGATGAGGACTACGTGCTGCACTGCGTCCGACACACCTACGCAAGCCGGCTGGTGCAGCGTGGGGTGGCGCTGGCGGTGATCAAGGAACTGATGGGGCACGCCAACATCAAGACGACGCTGCGCTACGCCCACCTCGCCCCCGAGAACATGACCGCGGCGCTGGCGGCCCTGGAAGGTCCGAAGGCCCCGGCGGTGGTCGCCCCTCCGCGGGCCATGACCTATGAGGAGTATACGGCCTGGGCACAGGAACACGGTGTGCCCGTACCGGCACAGGCGGCCGAGTAA